CGAAAAACCCCGCAGCCCATGCCAAGAACGATGGGCCGTAGGACATAACTTATCGGAAATATTGACGGGGGGCGATCCGCAGCGGGGCCTTCTCCCGGTCTTCGTCGGCAGCCTGCTGCCAAGCTTCGTCGTACATGGCTTTAAGCGGGATAGCCCGCTCCAGCGCGCCGGGGATTTTCAACGAGAGATGATACGCCAAGCCTGCCACGAGGCACGGCAGGAAGCGGAAGGGGATGTCCTGCGTCACGAGGCCGTTGGTGCCGGCGTCTTGAATACGGCGCAAACGGTAGTAGAAGAAGGTGTAGTAGTTGCTCTGGTCCGGGGCGGGCCACACATTGATCTGCGGGTTCTGTACACCCGTTGGCGTAGTCGCACCTGACTGCCGGTTGATCCACACCTGAATAGGACGCCCCTGCGCGTTCTTGTTCGGGATCGTGATGTAGGTATCGCCGCTGATGCGGGTGATGTTGATGTCGATCTGGTTCGGGCCCGAACCCGCGTTGGTGCGGATAACTTGCTCCAGAAGGTCAATTGTATCCACAGGCAGGTTGTAGGTGATTTGTCCCTGCACCATGGAGATCGACCCCTGCTCAAGAGTCCACAGGTTTATCCCCCGGTTGGCCCACTCGATGGTCAGCAGGTTCAGGCTGCGCCGCGCCGTGCGGAAGTCGTAGCCCGTGCGCATCTCGGCACCGCACCGCTCGAAGGCTTCTTCGAACAGCTCGTTCAGGTTAAGGTCGAACGTTGCGGTACCGCTGGTGGTCATTTCTGTCTCCGCGCTGCCTGTACGCGCTTAGGTGCACCCGGAGGTTGCCCCAACCGCTTTTTCTGAGCGATACGCGTCTTCTTCTCCGTTGAAGTCATCTCTGACGACGTCTTGGGGGTCTTATCAGAAATACGCTTGCTGGGTCTACAGTAAGGTGTGCCGCGCTTCTCACCCGGCTGACGCCCGCAGGCTTTACCCGTGCGGACGTCCTTCCAGTCCTCTTGGAACCAGCGCTTGAGTGAAGCGCCTTTCTCGGTTTTACGAACCGCCACCTTTGTTACCCCAGTTCTTGGCACCGACCTTACGGCACTTGGAGATAGCACCCGAGGCGTAGGCGGAAGGGAAGACTTTGTAGCGCGCCTTGACCTTGGAGTAGCACGCGTCCTTGGCGCTACCACCTTCAGCCATGCGTTTCGCCTTAACCTTGCCGCCCTTGGCGTACATGGTGACCTCGCCGGGGTTGTCCTTCCGACGAATAGTCTTCGCCTTTGGCATCTTAGATGCCGCTATGGCACCCATACCCCGACTCGGTCGCATGTCAGCAGCTCTTTCCGCCCATGGCCATCTTGGGCATCTTGCCCTTGGTCTTACCCTTTTTGGTAATACCATCAGCAGCCTTGTGACCGCCAGCCAGACCGCCAGAGGCCATCTTCTTCATGCCCATCTTCTTGTCCTTCATCTCGAACTCCTTGCCGACCTTGGGGGCCACGCCCACCTTCTTGGCGAACTTGGGGTTGTTGGCCACAGCGGCCATGAAGCTCTTCTGCTTGGGGGTCTTGCTAGGCATGTTAGTCCTTTCCGAGAAACTTTTGCACCGTATCTGTCTCATAGATACGGATGCTAGTCCAGATGATGGTGAAGATGGCGGCAACAGCCGGAAGCATATCCATTAAAGTTCCAACAACGGTGAACACCGAGGCTGTGTCGAGCGCAGTTTTTGCGTCGTCGGTCATATCAGCACTTCCACGCCCGGAGGGACTTGTTGATACGGCTGTTCGGATCGTTGGCGGTCTTGGAGCTCGTAAGCTTCTTCTTCATCCCAGACATCCGGGCACAGAAGGACTTCTTACGGGCACCACCTTCAGGCTGCGGGGCCTTGAGCCCCGGCTTCCCCGGATTGGCTTTGTTGTAGGACGCACGCCCCTTGGCGTTCAAGCCACCCTTGGGGTTCTTGCCTTCCTTACGCGTCCAAGCCGGGGTCTTAGCCATTAGTAGATTTTCCCCTTGGTCTTACCGCGCACCGCGCAGCCGTCAGCACGGGTGACGCCGCCCTTGGCGTACTTCTTGACGGCTTTCAGGTCCTTGGCGTCCTCACCGGACATGCGGTTACCCGACTTCACGGACTCGCCGGGGGACGGCATCGTGCGCTTCTTGGGCGGCATCATCCGCTTGGTTTCCTTACCAACCTGCTCGGAGACACGGTTGCCGCTCTTCAGCGACTCCTCGATGGACGGCATACCGCCATTGGCCATCTTCTTGACCGCACCGCCGCGCTTCATGTCGGTGACTGCGCCTTTTTTCTTTTCAGCTTCCGCTTCCGCTTCAGCTGCGAGACGACGCTTTTCGGCTGGGTCCTTGATGCTCAGGAACTGCGCAATAGGCGAATCATAGATGGTTCCCCCAGCAAGGGGTCCGAGCAGCATCTTTGCAACTTTTTCCATCAGACGAACCTTCCTTTAGTTTTACCCTTGGTGGCGCAGCCATCGGCGCGCTTGGAGGCGGTGGAACCGCCCTTGGCCATCTTCTTGACCGTGCCGCCGCGCTTCATACCGTTAGCAGACGCTTCTTCAGCGTCCTTCGCTGCGTCTTCCGCCCTGTTGGCGCGCAGTTTTTTCCGCTGACTAGAAGCGAGCATGGGCATTAGGCCCCCTAGCGGGCCCATAGCATCACCAAGGCCGCCGAGAGCGTTACCGAACAAACCCTGCCCGCTAACAGCGCCGTACATCGGAGAGATGGAGCCGAGGATTTTGTCAATCTTAGCCATCAGACGAACCTTCCTTTAGTTTTACCCTTGGTGGCGCAGCCGTCAGCGCGCTTGGAAGCGGTGGGACCGCCCTTGGCCATCTTCTTGACCTTGCCGCCCTTCTTGAAGGGGATAGACGCGCCTGCGCCGATAGCACCACGACGGCCCATACCCATAGACACGCGCTCGCCGCCTTCTCCCCGGATGGTGGGGCCCAGATAACCGGCAGTACGGCCAATCGGCATAGGAGCACGAGCCGGAGCCGAGCCCATTGCAGGAGCGGGCATACCACCACCGCCACCGCCACCCGGCATCGACGGGCCCATACCGCCGCTGGACGGGCCACGAGCCAGAGAAGCAAGGTTGAAATTCTGAGGGCGCATACCCTCGACGACGAGTTCCTCGTCTACCCCACCACCGTCAGCGTAACGCTTCTTCATGCTACATCCTTCTGCGGAACAATCATCGGGTAGAGGACGTCGTCCCCAAAGTTACCGGTGTACTCCTGCACACCCATGTGGCCGAGGCTGATGGTCGGGTCGACCCACACTTCATAACCCAGCTCGCGGGCACGGTCGCAGAACAGGAAGTCCTCGCCCATGTAACCCTCGTCGGTGAGCTTGAAGTCGAACAGGGCCGGGACCGTCTTCTCGCAGCGCTTGTCGTAGTACTTCCACTCTGGGTGCGCGGCGATCATGTCCTCGATGACCTTGCGCTGAATCAGCATGAACGCTGTGGCTACGCGCGTAGCCCGAACAAGACCCATACCATTCATCGTCAGCTCGCCGTTTTCATCATGGTCGAGGTTTGCGATGTAGGTTTTGTTGACGTCTCGGACGCGGGGGACACCCGCCACAATACCCTTCTTGGGGTCTTGCGCCCACGCCATCAGGCGCAGGATGTCTTCGGGTTCGAAGTTGATGTCCGAGTCGATAAACATAAGGTACTCAGCGTCCGACTCCAGCAGGTCCTGCACCAGCAGGTTGCGCGCCCGAGAGACCACTGAGCAGCCACAGACGCTGCCGATGTTGATGTCGATACCGTGCTTAGGAGCCAGCTGCGCGAAGCGAGCAAGCGAGACCGCAAGCTTCAGCGACACCTTGAAGTCGTAGGCGGGGAGGCCGATGAAGACCCCTTTTCCCGCCATATCGAAGCCTTTGACTGCTTGCATATGTCACCCGTAGAAGACGGTAATGCTGGTCAGGTTACTCATCGCAGCATAAATACCGTTACGTGCCACAATACCTTCACCGGGAATTAACATCGTAATAACGTCATTGCCAGCGTTGGTGTTGTAATGCATCAACCACCGAGTGTTAATAGCGCAAGCCGTACCGGGAGCCACCGTACCGGCATTAAGGTCGGTCACAGTGAAGGTGTTGGTAGCTGCCGTCTGGATGATGTAGTTACCGTTAGTAGCACCGCCAGTAGCAAAGGCAAGACCTATACTCTGTCCGGGCAGCAAGCCATGGGCATTGCTGGTTACCGTGATGGTGTTACCAGAACGACCGTAAGTAGCCGACGTTGGTGCGACAGTGGAGTCCCAGATATTTATCGCGCCTGCTGTATTGGTACCCGTGCCGATAATACCCTTAAGGCGCGTACGCTGGGAGACCATCAGACCTGACTGGGTAAGATGGGCGGATAAGACGTCTGTCTGCATGGCTGTATAGCCCTCCTATCGAGCTATTACGATGCGGTCGTAATCGCGGCCCAACCTGTCGTGCCGTTCGTGTTGATGTACGCACGAGTTGAAGTCGAGCTACCATCGCTACGCAGGTAAAGCGAACCTTGAGCAGCCGAAACGGTCGGGGCACCGGAACCAACATAGATACCCATGTTGTTAGCAGTGTTGGTTGCGATGAACGCAGAAGCGCCGCCAGCGACAAGCGCAGTAGCGCTATCAGCCGTGACGTTGCCAGTTGCCGTTACCGAAGCTGCCGTGACAGCGCCAGTTGCCGCCAGAGAAGTAACCGACATGGCAGGGCCAAGGGTGGAGGTGACGGTAACCGTACCGGTCGACGAGTTGATCGAGATGGTCTCGAAGCCGTTCTCAGAACGTACCGGACCGTTGAACGTGGTATTCGCCATTATTTATCTCCGTGTAGTAGCACCTACCCATGCCGTCGCTACTACGTCTGCTAGGGCAGTCGACACGGGTTAAACACCTAGTGGCGTACTTGTAGCACGACACAGATACAAAGAAAAGACCCCCCGACTTTCGCCGGGGGGTCTCGAAGTCCTAAACTTCCCTAGGACTTAGCTTAGGCAGCGCCTTCGCTACCGTACATGCCCAGCGGGTCAGACCAGCCAAAGCTGTAACGTTCGCGGCTCTTGTAGCGAACGTTGCCGGTGTCGAAGTCACCATCCATGTTCTGCGCCATCGGCGTACGAACAAAGTGCTTCAGGCCGTTCGGCACATCGGTCGTCAGGAACCATGCGTCCGGGTCGGTCAGGAAGTGATTGACCGTGTACCCTTCAGGGATAGCGCCGTTCGACTTGATGGCGTTGATGTCGTTGTCAGCGGTCGACACGCGGAGTTCGGTCTCCAGCAGTCGAGTCGCAACGAACATCAGGCTCGGCGGAACAACCAGCTTCTTCGGCTTAGCCGCGATCAGCAGGCCACGCTCGTCGGTCCACGCAGCAATCTGGATGACCGCAGCCTCAAGCGAGGTTTCGTTGAGGTCAGCCGCAGTGGCGGGGATGTTCGAGTTGACACCGCCACCAACCAGCGGGTGCGAAGCCGAGAACAGAGCCACGCCGTCGCCACCGGGATAATCGGAGTCGAAGCCGTTGTTCAGGACAGCCGCAGCCTTGGTCTGCTTGGTGTACGCCATGGCACGAGCAAGTGCCTTGGTGTAGCGGGCCGACAGCGAGTCGTACAGGTTGTCTTCGATGGCTTCTTCCGTGATGGAAAACCCGAGAGCAATCGTCTCGTGGTTGTAGCGAGCCGTCCAAGCTTCCTGCGCGTTGTCATAAGCGATGGCCGAACCTTCGTTCTTCACCGGCGCAGCCGAGAAGCCCGAGAGCTTGGTTTCTTCTTCGAACGAACGCTCAGAGCTTTCCGTTTCGAAGATTTGCTTATGCTCTTCGCCGTAGCGTGCGTATTCGAGGCCGAACAGGGCGTTCAGACCCGGCAGAAGCTCCTTAAGAAGCTGTGCGCGCGAAATTGCCATTGTTCAGTCTCCTTACACGCCGGTTGGGTTGAGGTACTGGTGCATACCTTGATTCCACTTGACGATAACCTCGGAATACGAACCGGGGTTACCCGCCAGAGCGGTATCAGGGATGACGTCCACCACTCGCACGGGAAACGTCGAGGTGGTTGCGGTGGTCGAGCTAACAGCCACGCGGCTGTTACCAGTGTTCGTCAGGCCCGAGTTCTGCACCAGAACAGCGTTGTTACCGACCGAAGTACGGTTCACAAAGCTCATGGTGGTGCCGCTCGAAACCACGGCGACCTTGAACAGCGCATCGGGATCGTCCAGCACGTAGGCCGTGATGCCGCTGATGTTCGTGGTACCGGGGTAGTACTGACGGAAGGTCAGACCGAACGTCGGATCGACGTAGGTGCAACCAAGGAACACACCTACCGGGGTAGCGGCGTTCGTACCGGTGTCCTTTTCCAGAGTACCATCGCTGATCAACTTGACGACGTCACCATAGAAGATGGCCGTGGCTGAGTTGACAGCAATCGGAATCTGACGAGTGGACCCGGCAAACACCTGACCGCCGATAAGGTTAATCGGGAGAAGCCCGTAGGGGGCTTGGATAGCGGGGTATGCCATATCTAGCTCCTGTTATCTGCCTTTACCAAATGATGTCGATGACTTCTTCTCGCGGAAGAGAGGCATACGAGCATCGCTCTCGCGCATAAAGTTGTTGTCCACGGACTCCATCTGAGACTGATTTTTACCAGTGAAGTAAGACTTACGCTGGCGCATCAGTTCCATCGGAGCTTTGCAAAGCAGCAACCCTGCGACTTCGACGTTGTCTTTGAAGCGGCTGTCCGGATCGACCATCAGGCTAAACTTGGGCTGCTCGCTAATGCTAACAGGTTCCCAACCTTCGCGCAGCTTGGCCGAAATGTTCCGGGGGTCCTTCTCACCGTTCGTGGAGACACGAATCCAGCGATAGGCGTAACCCGGCTGCTTGTCTGGCTCGGGCAGCGTTGACGCTGGGGCCCAAACTTCGACACGCTTTGTATCTTCACGCGTTTGGCGAGGCGCACGCGCTTCACCGAGAGTTTCCATGACGTCGTCAATGGAACGATTATCACGAGTAGCCATATTAGTTCTCCGTCTTCATGAGTTCACGAGCGTATTGCTCGGGAGTAAGACCCAACCTCTTGGCGATGGCCAGCTGAGACTGTTTCAGCACAATCTTTTTGGGGGACCGGCTGCGTGAAGCAGGAGCTACGACATTCGCGCTCTTGTTTTCGCGCGAAGAGGATTTCGGAGCCTCTTCATCCCCGAAGTAATCGGGGAATCGACGGCGCATCGTTTTGTCGATGGCTGTCCAATATTCGTCGGAACCCACGTACTGCGGGCCACGTTCATTAACGAGCTTCTGGTGAAGCCCGAGAGCCGACGCAGTCATCTCCGGATCGGTCCCGTACCACGTATTACTCTCTTGCCAAGTAACCGTTTTCTGGTCGAGCCGGGGCTGTTGCACCTGCTGCGGTACAGTGTCTACCTCAGTTTCCTGATGCTGTAAAGTAGGTTGATACTGTTCGACCTGCTGAAGCCGCAAAGTAGCCCGCGAGAGCTTTTCTTGGGCATCAACGACCTTGTCAGCGTCACCAGACTCGTACGCATCGCGGTACGCCCTGCGGGCGGCGTCGATTTCATACTCGGCGGTCTGCTTATAGCTGCCAACGAGTGACTGCTCACCCTGCGACAACGTCCTTTTCAGTTGGCGGTTCTCTTCCAGCAGGCGATGGGCGGCGTTCAGAGCCTCCTGCTGCTCACGCTGGACGCGTTCCTTCTCCCGGCGCTCGTCGTGCCAGACCTTTTTCATCTGCTTGAGGCGGGTTTTGACTTTGTCGGAGTATTCTTCGAGCTCATCGCTCTCCAACTCCGCGACAATCTCCTTCGGCATGGGCTCACGGCCCCTGTCAGCCTCCGGAGTATCGTCAACCACCTCCACTTGCGGCTTTTCGTCGTCTTCAGCTTCGACTTCCCACTGGATGTCGTCGTCAATAGGCTTGGTAGCCATCACTTCTCTCCTTTGTACGGGAAAACGCCCCCGTTAGGCGCGCGAAATGCCTCGCGGATCGTCCACAACAGCCTCAACGCTGTCGTCGTTGATAAGACGGAACTCCCGACCGTGGATTTTCACACGGCTACCGGCCAGCGGGCG